CGGGCCCGCAATTACGCTTTCTTCGAGACCGTGTTCCGTTCGCGGTTCCTCCAACGTCAAAAAACGGCATGAGAATGCGAAACTTTGCCGGGTACGGGCTATCGGAAAGCCTCCGGAGGATAGTACCACCCACCCGAGAGAGGAAACGCGTCAGAATGGCCGTAAACGCCGGAAACGTGTATAATCGCCCTGTATGGCAGGCAGACCAGTTTATGAGCCCACGGAAAGTGACCGCAACAGCGTCCGGATCATGGCGGCGACGGGGGTGCGGCACAAGGACATTTGCCGGTGTCTGGGTGACGGCGGGATAGCGGAAAAGACGCTACGGAAGCACTTCCGGGAGGAACTGGACACGGCGCGGCTGAAAGCGGATAACGCGGTCAAAGCCACGGTGTTCCAGCGCGCGGTTGCCGGCGAGGGGTGGGCGTGCCAGTTCTGGCTCAAGCGCACATCCGCAGATGGCGGCGATTCGTTCCGCGAGCCGAACTCGGTTCTGACGGCGCGAAACAAGGCCGGGGAGACGATGTTTACTCTCGACGACTTCGACGCAATCGTGAATCCGCCTGCGGAACCTGATGGGCAAAGTAAGTCGGAATGACTTCGCGGGCAGCGTCCATGATCCGGTTCGTTTCCAGCAGGGCTGGTTAAACCGGAAGCTCTGGCAAGTCCAGCAGGATATCGCGCGGTCCATCGAGACGCACTCGAGTACCGCAGTGGCCGGCTGCCACGCCAGCGGAAAAACGTTTCTCGCGTCGGGACTCCCGCTGTGGTGGCTGTCCAAACACAAAAAAGCCAAGGTATTGGTGACGGCGCCGACCAAGCGGCAGGTCAAAATGTTCTGGCAGGAAATCGCGATGGCGCGGAATAACACGCCGATCCAGCAGTTTCTTCCTGAACCAAGCACGGAAGCGCTGCAGATCGCACCGGACCGGTGGGCGATGGGCGCCACCTCGAGCGTTGGCGTGAATCTCCAAGGGCTGCATGGTCCGAACGTGCTTATCATCGCGGACGAAGCGCCCGGCATTGAGGATTCCATTTGGGACGCCATCGAGGGCGCGCGCTCGGGCGGTAAGGTGCGGCTGCTGACACTGGGCAATCCGGTTATCCCAACCGGGTATTTCTACAACCAGTTCACGCGCGAGCGGATGAACCACCACTGCATCAAGATCAGCGCGTTCGACACGCCGAACCTCCAGAACGTGGCGACGGGGCGGCCGTATACCTACGACGAGCTTCTAGCCGCGGGCGACGACGAACTAAACACCAACGTCCACGACGCGCTGATCACCCGGCGTTGGGTCAAAGAGCGCTTAATCGGGTGGGGCCCGAACCATCCGAAGTTCCAGAGCCGCGTGCTCGGCGAGTTCCCGCAGGAGAGCCCGTACCAGGTGTTTCCTTTGGCGTGGATCAACCGGGCGAAGCGTGAGCCCACGGAAAAGGAAATCGCAGAGTCGAAGCGGTACGGAATCCAGATCGGCATCGACGTTGCGGGCCCGGGCGACGACGAGACTGTATGTTACGCGCGAGTGCTCGGCCAGATACTCCGGATAGGCGTGTTTCCCGAGGCCGACCCGCTGCCGCGCGTGATGCAGTGGATAGCTCAGATCGTGCGGGACTATCCGCAATACCGCTTGGGTCTGATCGTGGTGGACATAATCGGCATCGGGTACAACTTCGCGCTCCGGATCGCGGATAACAACCCGACGTGGACGAGCCTGATTCGCGGCTTCCGTGCGGACGGAAAGCCGCTGGACCAGACCCAGTTCAAGGATCAGAAAGCGGAGGCTGCGTTCACCTTGCGGGCATGGATGAAGGACAACCTACTCTCCGGCTTGGAGGACGAAGAGACGGAAGCGCAGCTATGTACGATTCTGTACCAGGAGAACGCGCGCGGCCTCAGTGAGCTTGAGTCAAAAGAGGATTTGCGTAAGAAAGGCGTAGCGTCACCAGATCGAGCCGAAGCTCTAATGATGGCGTTCCACCGCGTTGTTCCGCAGCAACAGACGGTGACTTATGATGCGCCGAGGGTGCAGATAAGCCCGATTTAACGGGGGTTCGGGGGGTTAGTCGCGTGACGGAACAGGCCAAACACAAATCTGTGTTTGCCGAAGGACGGAGGCAAGTGGGGCAGCGGCGCATACGTTTCTCACTTGCAAAAATAGTACCACAAATCTCTAGCGTTCGTTACGCAACGGTGTTAAGATTCCGGTTAGTCTTGAAGCACGAACCAATCAAGGCCGCGGCGCGTTAGCCAAACTGTTGATTTCTACTTCGCCTCTGGGGAGATGTGAAGGGCCTGGCGCGCCGGTAACTTTCGGAAACTTCAGATGCCTTCTATAAATTTCACCGGCGCTCACATCCGGTTCATCGACGTGCGGAGGTCCGCAGCCTCAACCCATACAGTCGTCCACGTGACGGTGAATTATTCGCGAGCCGTTTGCAAAGCGATGTCCTGGAGCGAGGACCGGGACGGCGACAAGAGCGTCAATCTGGAGGGCGAACTGTCCGGTAAGAATTTTATACTGACGTTCCCTGGCTCGGGCGAAGAGCTTCAACTGGACATCACGAGCGCCAGCGGGTTCAAATACGCCAGTGTGAAGAACCCGGACGGCGAGAGTAAGCGCTCCGAGTTGCGGTTTCAGGTGCTCAGTGCTCAGCCGGGTGCGGGCGCTCTTGCTGAGTCTTACCTGTCGAAAATCGGAGACGCGAAGGGCACGCTCAAAATCAGCTACGAGAAGCAGGGCGAGCTTGGTTTGACGGCGGAGCAGGAAACCCACGTGGAATCGACGCAGGGCGAACTCGAGGATATGGTGGCGGAAGTCGGGCGCAAGCGCGGGCGGCCACGGAAAGACGCGGAGGCGGTGCAGTAATGGCGGCACTCATCAAGACGGACCCGGCGCGGCGGCGGAAGACGCTCACAGACGAAAACCTGTGGGCGTTGCTCAAGGAGCGGTTTCGCGAGTGGCCGGAAGCGCGGCGCGCGGCGCGGATCGAATACCTCCAGGACGTGCACAAAGACGCGACGAAGGCAGAGAACGAGCCGGCGAAGCCCGCGCAGGAGACGCTTGCCCTGTGACGGGGATGAGCATTGAGCGCGAGATGGCGGCGCGGCGCGAGATGGATTACGTCAGGCGCGAGCAGCGCAAACGGAAGGTCACAGAGAAGGTGCGGATGGAGCGGCGGCAAGCTAAGGACCGGCTCTTGATCAACCGCCTCCTAAACTCGCTGGCGTACCCGTATGTTCCGCTTCTGAGGTACCAGGAGCGACCCGAACTGTACGAACTGAGGGGCAAATGAGCAGGGCAGCAAAGATCGCCTCGCTCATGTGTATGTATGTGCGACTGTATTTCGCTGTCACCGTCAACGTGGGGTTAGTTTGGGGAGCGACCCGGGACGTGGAATCGAATGGTGTCCGATTGATGAACCTACGGCCGAAGGAATGGCGCAGGCTCGGGGCGATTCGCAGATTGGCTGGGAGGTTACACAGCAAATGAGCAGGGGCCGCAGGAAGAAGACGGCTGCGGACTACCGCGAAGACAACATCGCGGCGTCCCGGCGCATCCTCGAACAGCGGGCGATTCACGAGCGGATCAATCCCGGCCTGGTGGAATATGCGGAGGCGCAGTTGAAGCGGTACGGTGTCCCGGAAGTCGCGCCCACGGAACCACCGGAGACGGCAGAGGTTCAGGAGCGGTATGCGGCGGGGCGGAAAGCAGCACAGCAGAATATCTTTGACGGGAGGGCCGCAGCGAGCGGCAAGGACGAATGAACGATGTCGTTATAGGTGCGTTTCTGTTTTTCATTTCGGGTGTAGTCGTGATTGTCATGATCCAGGGCTTTGCCTTGATCGGGGCACTCACCAACATTGGGAAGGCACTGGATCGTATCGCGAGGAAAGAACCGTGAGCGAACCCCTAGTAGTCGCGGTCATGCTCCTGCACGATGGCCGGGAGGAGATGGCGCGGAAGACCATCGAATGCTTTCGAGCGCAGACGTACTCGAATAAGCGGCTGATGATTTTGGATACGAGGGCGAAGTTCGCGACGAATATGGACCGGGCGGAAATCTACCAGCGGTTCGCCCCCGAATTCGCGGGCCAGCCTATCGGATGGTTACGCAACGAGGCCAACGGTTCGGCTCTGGAGTCCTGGGACGACACGGCGATTCTCGTGCATTGGGACAGCGACGACTACTCGCACCCGGCGCGGATCGCGAGGCAAGTGACGCTGCTGCAAGCGAGCGAGGCGGATGCGGTGGGCTACCGGGAGGCGCTGTTCTTCCGCGAGGACGGCGGCGAAGCGTGGCTGTACAAGCAGCGGGCGCCCAAATACGCCCTCGGCGGAACGCTTTGTTACTGGCGGAAGACTTGGGAGGAGAAGCCATTCCCGGACCTGATGACGGGCGAGGATACAGCGTGGATCGAGGGCCTGAATGTGGTGGGAATTTCAGGCGTCCCCGATCAAAACTATATGGCTCCGGAGCCTCCGCGCTTCATCGCTCGCATCCATGCGGGCAACACATCGAAGGCTTACAAGCCCGAATTGATGCGGGCTGTGCAGGCGCAGAGCGGCGAGTGGCAGCGCGTCCCCGGATGGGACCACTACTGCCGGGGAGTGATGGCGCTGTGACCGTTCTGATTAAGACGGCTCTCTTGATGGCGCGGGCGTTTGTAGAGGAAGAGTTGGCGGTGCGCGAGCAATCTCTTTTCCCGGACCCTGGCGACGATCAGCCATACATCGACGATGCCAAATCTGTTTTGGCTGCGATTGATGAGGCGCTCGCTGAATGATCCGGCGCACGCCACTGAAGCGCTCGACGAAGCGAATCCCGCAGCGGAGGGCCACGCCTCGGCGCACGACGGCGAAGCGCGACGGCGACTACATGGAGTGGATACGCGGGCGGAAGTGCCTGATCTGCATGGAGACAAAGGGCTCGGACGCCACGCGGTACGGATCGGACCCGGCGCACACCAGGATTAACGGGCGCGGCTCGAAGGGCGACGACTCGAGTTGTGTTCCGCTTTGCCGGGAGCACCATGCGGAACTCCACCAGCGCGGCGGCAAAGACTTTGAGGCAAAATACAAGATCGACCTTGCGGCTGAGGCCGTGACTTACTACGGAATCTATACTACTTTCGGGAGGGTCAATTGAAGTGGTATCGGTTCGAGCTTAAATCATGGATTGTGACCCACGTTGAGGTTGTTCCGATCGGCTCGAACGGGGGAATGGACAGGGATGTCCGGCAGTGGATAAGAGATCACCACGACGGAAGCACCGAGGTAGCGATCGAACTTCGGACGCCAGATGGCAAGATGGTTGCCGGATATAGAGCAAAGAAGAAGGGAAAGAGATGGAGCTACGAGAAATATCAGTATTCAAGAAACGAAGGCAGTCACCAGGGGTACATGAGTGAGCGTCTGGCTCGTACTACCTAGTGCGCGGCCTGCGGCTGAGGCGTCCGCATGTTTCGCCTACTGGCAGGAGATGGGCTACCGCGTCTGTATCATGCGGGACAGCGCGGAGGACGCGCCGACGAACATTGACGCGCTGTTCACGCCGGAGCCTGGCTCCGGCTATCCGGGCTATAGTCGCGCGGTGAACATGATGGCGAAAGCGGTCCTGCAGCAAGACCCGGCGTGCGATTGGATCGTATGCGGAGGGGACGACACTTACCCGGACCCGAACAAGACGGCGGATGAAATCGCGGCGGAATGCTCCGTGTACTTTGGCATCGATCAAGCAACATTCAGAATTGAGTCGATGACCGTATCGGATCAACTTAACGAGGAATTGTCAGCGGATGTGACGGGCACTGCACATTCAACCTTCGGCGTCATGCAGCCGACTGGCGATCCGTGGGCAGACTTCCACAAAGGCAAAATGAGCCGGATCATCGAGCGCATCGCGGGTTCACCGTGGCTTGGTCGGGATTGGTGCTTGCGGGCATATCAGGGCAACGGGCCGCTATGCGCCGAGTACACGCACTGCTTCGCGGACGAAGAGCTTCAGCTTGTAGCGCAACGCCTGGGCGTGTTCTGGCAGCGTCCGGACCTGACCCACCATCACGAGCATTGGTCGAGGACGCCGAACGCAACGCGGATACCGCCTCACTTGGCGGAGGCGACCAGCAAAAGCCATTGGGACAAGTACAAGGCCATCTTCGACGCGCGGAAGGCTGCTGGCTTTCCGGGGAGCGAGCCGCTGTGAGGCGTCTTTGGCGTTGGCTCCGCGGCGATCCATTCTGGCGGCGGAAGTGGGAGCCAAGCCAGAACGAGCGCATGAAGCGCGCGCTGTCGATGCCACTGAAGGGCGAGCCGAAAGGGTGGACGGTGCAGAATGGCTGAGCATCGCGTGGTGATCTGCACGGTTGCATGGGGCGGCTGGTATCCGCGCGGCGTGGCTCGAATGATCCAGGCGTTCCATGAAGTCTCGCCAGGCTTCGAGATTCAGGCGTGGGTCAACATCAAACCGCCTTTCACGCCAACGATGACGCGTGGCGGTCGCGACTATACCGGGTATGCAGCGAAGGCTCAGGCGTTACGGCACGCATTTAACACCGGGGCCGATGTCGCGCTGCTGCTGGATGCAAGTTTCTATCCGATCCGTTCGATACACCCACTGCTGGACTATATCGCGCAGACGGGTTATTACCTGTGCCGCAACGGGAATGTAGTTGGGGAATGGTCAAGCGACGATTGCCTGAAGGAAATGGCGACCGATCGGGACGCGGCGATGAAGATACCGGAAGCGTCGAGTTACGCGGTGGGAATCTCACGGCACCATGCCTGGGCGATGGAGTTGATGAGGGCGTGGAGCGTTTGGAGCATGAATGCGGTTGTGATCTGCGGACGGCATTCGGCTCCACACACGAACGGGCATAACGCCGGTTTTGTGAGCGTCGATAAGCGGGTGCTTGGGCACAGGCACGACCAAGCGTGTTTGTCGATCCTGGCGCATCAGATGGGCCTTACTGAGTTAGTGGCGAGGCCGCGGTTCTCGTCTTACGCCGGAAGCGAAACGGAGGAAACGGTTTTGGTGAATGCGGGGATGAGCGAGTGAGCGACTGCAAGGAAGTATTCGAGGAAATCTACCGCACTAAGCTATGGGGCGAAGGATCGGGCGGCGGTGCTGACCCGCCAGTCGCGCAGCCCTTTGCCGACTTGGTGTCGCGGCTGATCCGCGAGATGGGCGTGAGGCGGATTCTTGATCTCGGGTGTGGCGACGGGAGAGCGTCGAGCCTCTGGGAACTCGGTGAAGCATTCTACTACGGGTGCGACTGCTCGCCGGCCATCATCGCGAAAGCCAAGACGCTTTATCCAGAGCGATTGTTTTTCGTGAAGGACTCGATAGAGGGGCCTTTCCCGCGCGGGTTATTTGACCTTGTGGTGGTGAAGGAAGTAACTCAGCACTTGAGCGATGACGACGTGATGGCGCTATTCGAGCGGCTGCGCGTGCTCGGCGCTCGCGTGCTCCACTGCTCGTGCATGGCGCCGGGTATCCATAACGAAGGAAGGACGGGCGGCTACCGGGCGGTGCGGCTGAGCGACCCGCCGTGGAACGCGAGGACGGAATCGATGTTGGAGTGGGAAGCAAACGGGCAGCCTTACCAGGCGGAACTATGGAGGCCGGGACGATGAGCCAGTACGGAGAGCATTTGATTATCGAGCAGCACTTCGCGGGGCGTATCGGGCACTTCCTGGACATCGGGGCTTTCGACGGGAAGACGAACAGCAACACGCGCGGGCTCGCGGAACTCGGATGGACCGGCGTTTGTGTCGAGCCAAGCCCGCCGGCGTTCTGCGAGTTGATGCGGACATATCACGGCAACCCGCGCGTGCATCTGGTGAATGCGGCAATCGCGAAGCAAACCCGGCTGGCGACGTTCCACTGCAATTCCGAGGACGGTACGCACTGCGACCAGGTAAGCACGCTGGACGCAAAGCACTTGGCGAAGTGGGGCGGCTTCCCCTTCACGAAGATGCTCACGCCGACCCTGACCTATGATGCGCTCATGGCTGGCCTCTACAGGGCGGAAATCTCTACCAAGTTCGACTTCGTCAATATCGACGTGGAAGGCTTGAATGATGACGCGCTGCTCCAGGTGTGGTGCGACGTGGAACTTATCTGCGTGGAGTTGGACCCGCGCGACCGCGTGATGCAGATCGCGGAGCACTTCGGCTATAAGCGTCGTCAGATCATTGGTGGGAACTTACTCTGCTTTGGAGGGAAGGCTTGAGATACAAATCAAACTTAAAAGCACCGGACCTATCGCCATACTTCCGGCTGGTGGACCCGCCAATCCAGTTGTGTGGTCACGACATTCCGTCTGATCCGGATTTTGATCCCAACTGCGGCTTTTGGTCAATAGACGAGGCCGCGATTCTGTTCAACGTGGCGAATCAAGTGAAGGGCGCATGGGTAGATATCGGGGCGCGGTTCGGCTGGACGGCGGCGCACCTGGCGACGGCTGGCTGCACAGTAACGGCGCTGGACCCTGGCTTTCGCAACCCGGCGTTTCGGGAGCGGTTCATCGGCAACACGCATCATTGGTACAAGTGGTTTGATGCGATTCGCGGCGACGGTATCCAAGCGTGCATTGCGACGGAAGATGAAGACGAGCAGAAACTCTGGGATGGCTTTGTGATCGACGGTAATCACGACGCGCCGAACCCGGCGAACGACGCGTGGGTAGCGGCGAATATTCTTTCAAAGAATGCCTGCGTAATCCTGTTACATGACTATGTTGGGCGACCAGTTCGAGAAGCTGGCGACTGGCTAGTATCGCAGGGCTTTAAGAAGCGCGTCTACTTCACGCCGAACGGCGTTGGGCTCTTCTGGCGCGGGCTGCCCGACTTTGTGCCTCCGGATCACATACCGGACCCGCTGTGTGAGCAGTCCATGCGTGCGCGTATTGAGCAGGATGAAGGGACACTGTGAAGCTCATAGCGATTTGTCCGGTACGCAACGAGGCGTGGGTGTGCGGCGCATCCCTTCGCTCGCTTCTGATGTTCTGTGACGAGCTTATCGTCCTGGACCACGCGTCGACGGACGCCACGCCGCAAATCCTCTCAGCTATCGCGGTAGAGCATCCCGGCCGTGTTCTGGTGCTGACCGACGACGATCCAACCTGGCGCGAGATGGCGCACCGGCAGAGACTGCTCGAGAAGGCGCGGGAACGCAAGGCCACGCACATAGTGACCATCGACGCGGACGAACTCGTATCGGCAAACCTCCTGTCTGGGATGCGTAACACCATCCTGTCAACACCACCGAATCACATCCTGCAGCTACCCTGGGTTAGTGTTTCCGGCTCGCGCTGGAAGCACATCTCCAAAGGTCCGTTCTTCGGCCAGTTCGCGAGTTCGGCGTTCCGCGACCATGACGCTTATCACTGGCGCGCGCGGGACGGGTACGACTTCCACCACCGACACCCGATGGGGCGGCAGATGATGCCGCACAAGCCGATAGGCTGGGGCGCGGGCGGCTTGCTTCATCTCCAGTTCTTGAGCGGGCGCCGGCTGCGGGCCAAGTCTTTCCTTTACCAACTCACAGAGGTTTTGCGATGGCCTGGGCGCGAGACTCCGACGCAGATACGGCAGAAATATTCCCTTGCGGTCTATGGTCAACCGGACCCGACATCGACGCCGGTTGAGGTCCAACAGATCCCCGAGAAGTGGTGGAGCGGCTATGAAGAGATGGGCTTGACCCGTCATATTGACCGGGACTCGGAACCGTGGCAATTAGAGGCCTGCAAAACCATACTGGACGCAAACCCCGGTATAGAGAAGGGACTGGACGATCACGGCTTGTTCAGCGAGCCATTCTACAGGAGGGCGTAATGGAAGAAAACGATGAATACACGATAGTGGACGCGACGGACACGCTGAATCTGAAGGCGCGCGTGTCGAAGCTGCTGAAGGATGGGTGGAAGTGCCAGGGAGGGCCGTACCAGAGCGCGGCGACGCCCAACCGCGCGGCGGAATGGCACCAGGCGATGACACGCTCGAGTTCCGCGGCCAACCTGAAGGAGCCCAAGCGATGAGTTGGAGGGGCATTATCACCGGGCCGGGAGACGACGAGAAGTTCCTCCGCATCATGAAAATCGACCCGGACATCAAGCCCGACAGGCTGGAGGCGGATGACGAGCCCG